CAACAGAAGGGGCTTTTGGAATTGTTACGTGTTGTTCCTTTGCGGCAATAGCATTAGACCGATTGAATATTTCTTTAATCTCTCCCGGCCCTATGGCAAACTTCTCTTGAGGAACTGCGGCATAGGCTTCATTTTTAAAGGTACGTAAAGACTCTGCAGTTGGAGTAACTGATTGACGTTTAGCGGCTCCTTTTAATTTAGTGCCTCCAACCGTGCCTATTAGTCTTTCAAGCGGAGCACCAATAATCATACCCACGCCGCCAGAAAGTAATCCTTCATTTATTCTCTCACTGGCTCCGCCTTCGCCTGTGCCAACACCATATGCAAAACCACCAGTAAAACCTTTGACAGCACCACGTGCCCATAACCCCAACCTAGCTATTACTTCAGGAGTTTTAAGCAACGATGCAGGAGTCATCAGACCACCGATAATTTCTCCAGTAATGGCGTCTCCCGGATTTTCAGTTTCAAATTGTTTCATTTCAGAACGAATGTTATCTCTGTTTGCATCATATGTTTCTTCGCCAAAGATGCTACGCAGAGCCGCCTCAGCCTCATCAGAAGTACCAAAAGTTAAACCTTGGAATACTGACCTAATTACGCCTGTTTTTTGGGCTTCGGTCGTTTCAATACCGGAATCAGAGACCATCAATGGATCAGCCATAGGTTCGTCCGGAATTGCGGAAGGTAAACTAGTTGATGCATAGCGTTGCTGTACTTGAGCCTGTACAGCTTCACTTTTTTTCTTCTTAGCGTTTGCTACCGCAATAGCTTGAAGTTGCGCTTTGCTTAATTCCATTAGCCCTGCTCCGGCGTCCAACCAAACAATTTCTTACTATCATCAGGCATAAAATCCCAAACATCACGTACTTCTTCTGGTAACGAGTCTACTGTAAACTGAGCATCTTGGTTTTCTACTGGAAGAGGTGTGTATGAACCGTCTTCATTTTTTGTATGTGTGCGGAAAGGTATCAAATCATCTAACCCAAATTGCTTTAACTGCTCATCAGTTAAATCGTTTGCTACAGCACGGGCTGTCTTCTTGAACTGTTCTTCGACCTCAAGTAAGTTTTCTCTCAGGACTGCTTTATCAGCCGTAGAGTCTAACTTATTTAATACAGCTTCAAGACGGTTTACTTCAAAATTACTGACGTTACCTAATGCACCGCCTGTAGGCGAGTTTTCTCGCATTTCTTGTAAGCGTCCAAAACCAATATTAGCTTTAACCGTGTCAAGTTTACCAATTAGCGTTTGCTGTTGTGTTCCTGCTAGTGCAAACCCTCCTGTTGCACTTCCTAAGACTTCAAGAGCAGATCCTTTTTTACCCGCTACCCATGCATCTGGATCATCAAGTAATTCGATTGTGTCCGCAATATTCTCAGAGACAACATTGTAAACATCTCCTGCCGAGGCAAGCCTCTTATCAGCACGATCATTTTCCGCCTGTAGTTTATCTGCCTGTGGAGTACCATCAATCGGCTCAGCTCTATCAATAACACTTTGACCATCAGCGTTTACTGTATAAATGTAACGGTATCCTGTTGGAGCTGTAGCATCAGACTGACGAGGAATGTTAGCCATGGCAGATACTTTATTTGTTTTAGCGTTTATCTGAAATGGTACATCAACTGGTAAGTTCCGATCTTTCTTTTCTTGAACTGTAAGGAGTCTAAATTTATCTCCGGGTGTTGCAGGTTTTGTATAAACAGCTTCGTATTCTTTTGTGTCTGGATTTAATTGAAGCAATGAATCACCAACAACTTTTGTTTCCAACCGCTTATTAACAGTCTCAACAGCTTTATTTGCGGCATCTGGGTTGCCTTCAACAAGTTTAGCTAATTCAGGATCATACTTGCTAATGTACGCTACTGCCGCACTTGTCGCTTTGCTTTGTTGCTCTGTAGCTTTCACTTCTTCTTCACGTTTTGCAATGGCCTGTTGTAGACCAATCAGAGCCTGTTGAGGTGCTCCAGTTTCCTGAAGACGCTTAAGCGTTGCCTTCATACTCTGAAGGTTATCCATCTGTAACCCTTGCAAGGCTTGTTGTTGCTCTCGTGCCTGACGCTCCTCCATAGGTACACCTAACGCACTAATGCGCTGACCCATGTCACCACCGACAGCTTGGCCTACACCACCTGCAACACCACGCAAGAGTCCTGCACCTGCCTGAGCACCTCGTTGTGCCGCCTGAGCACCGTATGCTGAGATGATACCGGGTAGTGCTGTACTACCACCACGAGTAAGCATCTGTTGACTACGTGCAAGAGACTCCTGCATCAGACGTTCTTGAGATTCTTTACGGATCTGTGAGGGTGTCTTCAACAGCCCCATTAAAGTTGTTTGATCTGCCATGATTATTCCTTAAAACGTCGTCATATCGTTGTACTCAGGAAGCATACCTGAAGGGCCACTGTAACCAAACGGATTAGTTGTTGTAGGTGTTGAAGAAGTACCTAATATTTGACCAATGACATCAGTAAACGATGACGTACCGCCTTTGTAGTCTGGTTTAGCAAACATACCAGACAATGCGTTAGCAAGTGCCTGAGTCCGTGCCGCTTCCACGTTAGCCGCCGCTGTACCTGCCGCCGCCTGTGCTTCAAGACCTGCAATACCGCCACGATACAATGCCTCTGCTTGTCCCTGCGCTCCTGCTTGAGCAATACGAGAGATGTCAATACCGGGCATGAGTCCTGCCATTGCTTGCTGTTGCGGTATGTAAGCTGTGCCTAGCATTCCAGTAATGTTTTGTAACTGTTGTTGTTGTAACTGAGGTGCTAACTGAGCCGCTTGGAATGCCGCTTGGTTTTGTGCTTCTTGTACAGCCTTCTGATACGCAAGTTGCTCTGGTGTGCCACCGTATGCGGCAGTCTGTACACCTAAGCGTCCTTGGCNTGCTAAACGATTCTCTAATGCAAGTGCTTGACGNTCTTCTTCTGGTGTCTGCATACCACGAATCTGACCATAAAGACTCTCAGCAGTGACAGGAGCTTGTCCAATCATACCACCAACTTGCCCTAACAGTCCTTGTTGAATTGCTTGCTCTTCAGGAGACAACGTGTATTGCAACTCAGGAAGTCCGCTTTCTCCTGCGGCAATTGTTGTTCCCGCACCTGTAGCAGTTTTAACACCAAACGGTGTGAACGCCGCTGTATCTGCCGCTGTTTGAGCAATCTGTTGTGCAGTTTCTTGCGACTGAGAACCTAACTGGCGTAACTGACCAATTTCACCTTCTGATAATACATAAGGCAGAGCCGCCGCACCGACTTGTCCAATACCAGAAAACAATCCAGTAAGTTGTTCGGGTGNCATTAGTATGTTCCTCCGTCAATCGTACCAATAGTCGCAGTACCTGAGACAGATAGCGTTGGTATTGTTACAGTCCCTGTGAATGTAGGGTCTGCTGTGTTTGATTTAGTTGCCACGGCTGTAGCAATGTTGTTAAACTCTGAGTCAATCTCAGTGCCTTTGATGATCTTTGCCGCATTACCAGATGCCAAGTTATCCTTGACAGCAAAGTTGGTTGTCTTAGTATAGTTTGACATTAGATAGTCCTTCCAATAATAGCCTGTGCAGTGAGTCTCTGAATAGACACTGCTGATCCGTTGATTTCTGATTCAATACCAAGTTGTACTACTTGACCACCACCTGATGCTTGTACTGATGGACGGTTTACCAAGACACCTGCGTTAAACTCACCGATGTTATACTCTGCTATGTTGTACTCAGCAATGATTTGTTCGGCAAGCGTAAATGTTTTCTTACGATAACCAAATGAGTAGTCGTAGCCCCAGTTGAGTGTTGCCTGAGTGTCACTACCACCAATAATTGTTATCTTCAAGTTCTTCAGTAGCTTCAGGTTAGACGGAGCACCAAAGTCAATATAGTTGGTAAAGTACGACATGATGTACGTAGAGCCATTGTCAGCAAAGCCTTCGTAGTCTGCAATACCTTGACCCTTACCAAGCAATAACGTCCCGTCACGGAGCCTACAGAGAGCCTGAGGGGTGATAGTGTTCCAACGTGTTGCCCTTGCACTACCGTCCTCTAACGGACTACGCATATCAAAACAATACGTGACACCGTTGTCTGGCAGGTGCAAGAGATAGAATGCTTCTTCAGGAGAATACACGGAGAAGATGCTTCCTGTTTCACTTAACACAAGTGACATCATCTCTGTCCGTACATTCTTAGACAGGTCACGCATCGGTGCAGACTTCTCTTGAATGGTACGTCCTAGACTCTGTAGCCCGTCGTCAGACAAGAAAATAACATCCTTACCTGTCACTTGCACACTGTCACGAGCAATACAACCAATACCCACTACAGTGTCTGACAATTGCATTGTTGCAGGATCATCAGCACCGCTGTAGACAAGGATTTGTGTTTTACCAAAGATGAT